AATGGTATCGCAACTGGCGTATTCGTCGAATGACAGAGCGCATCGTTTATCTTGAAAATTACTGCCGGTTTTATGCCCCAGATGGAAAGTGCGCTACATCGTATGATGTTCATTACGGAATCGGCAAAAAGCAGGCTAAACTCGCAGAGCTTCGGAAGCGTGTGTACCACCTAAGAGAATTCTGACCATGAACCATCTTGTTAACGCCAACAAAATGGTCGGTGGCACCATCCAATGCGAGCGATGCTTCCGAGTGGCTGTCATCTCTAAGAGCGGAAAAACCTACGTCTGCACGATCTGCAAGCATCGGGAGAAGGTGAGGAAGACGTGAACCATCATATTCGTAACGCCACGAAAATGATCAGCAAAACCCCGCGCACAGACCGGCAGCCGGTTGTCACCGTGGCCTTTCAGCAGTTCGTGAAGATCGGATTCGCCCGTCAGATAGAGCGGCAACTGCGGGGTGCAAACAGTCGTGTGCTTGAGCTGGAATTGGACATCCAAGCCTACAAGGTCAGGCTCATTGAGGACGGCGAGTACATCTACACGCTGGGGACAAGATCAGACCGCTATCGCTCCGAGCTGCTCAAAGCCCGTGAGCGGATCAAGGAGCTGGAAGCCAAAGAGGACGAACTGAACGACCTCGAGAAATGGTTGGAGGGACGATGAACGTAGCATTTATTTACCGACACACCATGGCCGGCGAAGTGCTGATTGTGGATATGGAACGAGCGAAGCAACTGGACGCAGCAAGAGGACATTGGAAACTCATCCACTCGGTCAATGCGGTCGAGACGCTCGCATTCATTGTGTCACTAACGCCAAAGCAGAGAAACAAGTACATCAAACAACTTACGGAGTAACCATGATAACGAAACTGCACGAACTGCCGCCAGATCATCATTTGCGCAACACAGCAATCCAGAACATCGACGTGCGGATCAAGTGCCGGCACAGCGGGACAACCCGGGACCCACGCACCTGGCGGATCAAGGGCGACACTTACAACCGGCTCGGAGACACATGGCAGAACAACTTCGACTTCATTATCCAATGAAATTGGCTCGGCAAATACTGCAGGAGGGAACAGGCGTCTATTGCATGACCAAGAAGGAAGCAGGTGAAACATACCGTGCAGCCCGAAAGGTTAAGGTTGAGTTCACAAGCTTCTTTACCCGCAAACGAAAGGCATCAAAGTGACCGACCGTAAGACAATAGAAGCAATGATGGAATATGGTGGCTCGTTCATTCGCAAACTCGGTGCCGCGGCATTAGTAGCCGACACAGAAAATCTGGCCAAGATCAAGGCCACCTGGCCCGACTACTGGGCGCAGTACGCCCGGATGGCAAAACAGCTTTCAGAGGTCGAGAAACAAGCCTCCAGGTAAACACAACAACAACGACACAACAAAGCAACAACATGGGAATTACAGTATCAACGAAACCAAGCGGCGGCACCTTCACACCGTGCCCCGAGTACACAGGCCGCGCGGTCTGTGTCGACATCACTCCGCTCAAGGCCTACGAGACCGAGTACGGCACCAAGCAGAAGTTCAAGATCGCATTCGAGCTGGATCTGATCGACCAGTCACGCAACCCGGTGCAGCCCTGGGTGGTCATGACGGCGCCAATGACCGCCAGCCTGCATGAGAAGGCCGGCCTGACCAAGTTCCTCCGGGACTGGCATGGCCGAGCCCTTACCGCCGAGGAGACCGTGAGCCTCAACCTCGACAGCCTGATCGGAAGGCCGGCCACCGTGGTGATCGTTCACGAGCAATCGAGGGACGGCACCAAGACGTTCAGCAACATCAAGCTGATCATGCCGCATAAGAGCGGCGAGCCCCTGAAGCCCTCGGGCCTCTGGGTACGCCTGGAGGACAGGCCGCCTCGGGAGGATGGCCAGGTCAAGACCGTGGTGCCGGCTACCGCGGCGCCGGTTAAGATTGCAGACATCAAGGTGCACGTCGGCAAGTTTAGGGGAGTCTTGCTTTCCGAGCTAACACCTGACGCTGTGCGCGGCCTGGCCGAGCACTGGCTGCCCAAGGCTAAGGTCTCCAGCGGAAAGACACCTGACGACATCGCGCTCATTGCCGCGGTTACCAAGCGCCTTGAGGAGCTAGCTAAGGCCGACGAGCCCGATTTTGACGACGTGCCTTTCTAAGCCATGAAGACACGCAAACCCACGATGAAGCTGATCCATATGGTGCCCGAGGTGGTCCGACTACGGTCGGAGGGCTGCACCCTGGAGGAGATTGGCAAACGGTTCAACCTGAGCCGCCAGCGGATCAACCAGATTGAACAGGCAGCACAGAAGCACGAGGAGATCCTGCGGGTGTGGGGCTTCCCGTTCTCGACCAGGACGTTCAACATCCTGGAAAGCCTGGCCATCAAGAGCCGGCAGGAGGCTCTCGACCTCTACAACCTAGGCCACCTACAGCCCAGGTCGGTGCGTGGGTTCGGGTGGGTCTCCTATCGTGAAATCTGCGAATGGCTGGGCGTGCCCACCGTAAGACAGCCATTGACCAAGACCGTCTGCCCTCATTGCGGCAAACAGATCTGACAACTTTCCGGCAGCCTGTTGCTGCTGGGACTCGTGGGTAAATGGGGGGCGCGCATCCAGACAAACGCGCAAGAATCTCAACCAATAGAACTATGCCAGCCAATCCAACCATCATCTTCGACATCGAGACCGGGCCTTTACCGCTCTCAGAACTCAACATCCCACCCTTCAACGCGGCAGACGTGAAGCTGGGCAACATTAAGAACCCTGACCTGATCGCCGAGAAGCTACAAAAGGCCGAGGAGACTCACACCGCAGACTACATCCGGAACGCCGCCCTGGATGCGCTCTCAGGCCAGATCCTGTGCATCGGCTACCGCTTCGAGCACCAGCACCTTGGAGTGCTCAAGAACGAGGACAATGAGGCCGCCATGCTCCGGGAATGGTGGACCATGCTCAATTATTATGAACGGCAGCCAAAACTCGTCGGATTCAACATCAAGGCCTTCGATTTACCCTTCCTCATCAAGCGCTCCTGGAAGCACCGGATCATTCCACCCTACTGGCTGCGCCAGGGACGCTACTGGAACGACCTGGTGGTCGACCTTCGAGAGGTGTGGCAGCTCGGGGACAATCGAGCCCATGGCAGCCTCGGATCCATCTGCCGGCACCTAGGCCTTGGGGACAAGACAGGCAGCGGCGCCGAGTTCAGCCTGCTGTGGAATACCGACCGCCAGGCAGCCATCGACTACTGCATGAGGGACGTGCAGCTCACCCAGCAGGTGGCGGATATCCTGATCCCGGCCTACTGAGCGCTGGACACCGCACCGGCTGTCAGCTAGGGAGCGGCCTGTCGACGTGAGCCGTGAGAAGCAAACGCCGACACCACAACCAGAACCCATGTTCAACTCAATTTTCCCCACCCTTTCCGTGTTACGTCGCGTTGGTTCTGCGCGAGTTCTCACCACGGTCTGGGTGGGGTTTTCCGTTTGATACATGAAAGAGACTAAACCCAAAGGAAGGGCGCCAGCCTTCCAGTTCTACGCCGACGACTTCCTGGCAGGCACCATGACCATGACCAACGAGGAGCGTGGCGCCTACATCTCGCTGCTGTGCCTCCAATGGTCGAAAGGCTTTGTTACCGAGCTGGATATTCAGAGGATGTGCCTTGGTATGCCAACGCATTGCCAAGGCATATGCCAAAGCAAGTTCGAGATCGGGGAGGACGGCCACTATCGGAACAAGCGACTTGAGAAGGAACGAACCAAACAGAAGGAGAGAAGCGAAAAACAAAGGGATATTGCGAATCTCAGGTGGAACAAGTATGCCAACGCATTGCCAGAGGATATGCCAGATGATGCCAAGGCATATGCCGAATCGGTACCAGAAGCATGCTTTCCGTCTCCGTCTCCATCTCCTATTAAAGATACAAAGACACCGAGATCCGAATGGGAGGTTGCCCATGGAGTCGAACTACCGGAACTGATCCGCACCCAGAACTGCCTGGAAGCAGTCAAGCTCTGGCTGCAGTACAAGTCGGAGAAGCGTGAGTCCTACAAGAAGACAGGCCTGACTGCAGCTTTGACCAAGTGGTCCCGTGAATTCACACCTACCGAGTTCCCTTCGATTGTCGAACACTCGATTGCCTCGGGCTGGAAAGGACTCTACCGCCCGAATGGGGTTGCTTTGGGAGAACAGAAGGCCCCGGCCAAGAAGGAACTCGACTGGAGGGATTCGATATGAGCGACCCCTACTATCCAACAGACGACGAGCTGGGAATGATCGGCGCCTGCCTTACCGGCACCATCGACACCTGCTCCGATGCCTTGGCCGACATCCGGAGCGAATGGATCACCCAGGACAACCTCCGGCTGACCTTCGATTGCCTACGCGGCCTGGTGCAGGAGAACAGGCAGCCGACCCTCGGAGAACTCGGCAAAGAATGGAAGAAGGCCTACGGCCAACTGCCCATGCCTTTCGACCAATGGAACCAAGCCATGGAGGCCTGCCCATCGCCGGCCAACCTGCCGTACTACATCAAGGGCATCACCGAGGCCGCCCATCGGAGACAGCTCAGAGACGCTGGAGACCGTTTAATCCGTGAGTCCGCTGTCCTGACCCTTCAGCCGGATCAAATCGTCTCCAATGCCGAAGCAGGGCTCACCATTGATGTCTCCAAGGAGACGCTGCAAACATCGAAGCAGGTGGCCGGCAACTTCATCGACCAGATGCAGGACAGATTCAACCGCAAGGGCACGCTGTCAGGCATCGCCACCGGCTTCCATTGGTTCGATCACAAGACCGACGGCCTCCAGCTCCGGGAGATGGCGCTCATTGCAGCCCGGCCAAGCATCGGTAAAACAGCCATCGCCATTGCCATCGCACACAAGGCAGCCATCCAGGACAGGGTGCCCACCCTATTCGTCAGCCTAGAGATGTCCCGGGAAGCCATCTTCCGACGGATGGTCTCGACCATTGGAAGCATCTCGATGCAGAACCTAAAGAGCGGCGACCTGACCGATGGCGATATGAGATCCATGACCGCCGCCTCCGCTAAGATCGCAGGCAGCCCTTTATGGTTCCTCGATGGACCCAGCAGCCATAGCATCTCCAGCATCACCGCCCACGTCAGAAGGGCTGTCAGGAAGCACCAGGTGCGGCTGGTGATCGTCGACTACATCCAGAAGGTCAAGGCAGCCGACCGCTCAGAAAAGCGCACCTACGAGGTCGCTGAGGTCAGCGGCAAACTCAAGGACATCGCCGTGCAGACAGGCGTGGCCATGCTCGCACTGGCTCAACTAAACCGGGAATCCGAGAAGGAAAAGGGCAGGCAGCCCAAGCTCTCAGACCTGGCCGACAGCGGACAACTGGAACGCGATAGTGACCTGGTGGCCCTTCTAAATCGTGACAGAACAGAGGCAAACGGCGAAGCTTCGATCATTATCGCCAAACAAAGGGACGGCGAATGCGGCACCGTCAAGCTACACTACGAGGGACAATACTGCCGCTTTTCCGACCCATCACCCAGTTTCTAAATGACAACACCATACAGCATCAGTCAGACCCAAGTCCTACGCGAGGCCAAGCACCTGGTGCGATTCGCCATCAAGCATGGCTGGATGTCCTACCCGCACGGCACCCAGATGGACGCCGAGGGCGACCCCATCCCTAACCTGGAGCCGGAGGAGGAGACCAGCAGCCCGATCACACCGGAGCTGTGCAACAAAGCATTTGTTCTAAGAGACCGTGGTATTACGTTAGATAATATTGCAGCTATTTGTGGTGTTCCTCGTGGATCTATTGCTTACATAATATCACGAGGGCATGAGGATTACCTCTTAAGGCTAAGAATAGATCCCAATAGCACTAAGGAATCTTTTTGATAATACCCAGAAACAGGTGAACGCGAGACCCCTATCGTTCTGTGTGATCAAGCACAAAAAACAATATCTATGCATTCAACACACATACAGTTCCTTGTGGATCAATACGGTGTTGCAAACGTGGCCTGGTTCATTCGCCTCATGAAACGTGGCACCCCGCCGGAGCAACTGGCCAGCTATTGCGTGCCCAACCCGCAGGACAGCAGGCGCGACGGTGTTTTCCGGGCCTTGCAGTACGCCTCGACCGTGCCCAACTCGATGCTGCCTCCCGAGATCCTGGGAGCCTTAAAGCCATGACCCAGCGGGAATACGCCAAGCACGCCGGTGTTTCGCACGGCTACGTCACCCAACTGGCTGCAAAGGGAATGCCTATGCATAGTCCCGAGGCCGCAGATGCCTGGCGCAAGAAAAACATCCGGGCCAAGTCCACGACGCAACACATAGAAACACCGCCCACACCAGAACCCACCGCAATCGAACAAGAAGGCCCCTACAGGCCCGCGGAAGCCTCGAACCCTATCGACACAGCCACCGCGGCTATCGACTCGCCACAGGGCGCCTATGAGCGCCAGAGGCAAATCGAGCGTGCAGCCTACGACCTGGCAGTCGAATCGCTCCGGGGCGGTCGAGCCGATGCAGGCCGCCTGGTGGCGATCCATGCCGCGGCAGCCAAGAACCTGACATCTGCGCGGGAAGAGGTTATCGCCCAGGCCGAGAAGGAACGGCGCCTGGTCAGCGGCGACTGGGTGCGCCGGGTCATGCAGGAGCACGACGGGGCGGTGGCCTCCCTACTGAAGGCCATGCCGAAACAGCTCTCCGGCCGTATTGCCCCACACGACCCGGAGCACTGCGAAATCGAGTTAACCAGGTGGGTGCAGGAGGTGGCGCTCAAGACACTACACAACACCGACCCATGGAAATCTTAGCAAACATCCAAAACAAAAAATGAAAAACCCATACATAAACAAGAGAATCATACATCTTCTATCTGGAGGACTCGACAGCGTTACGATGATGTATGACCTATTAAATAAAGGTCATGCAATTCATGCGTTGATGTTCGATTACAAACAGCGACACAAACAAGAACTGCTGTGTGCTAAACATCACGCACAAAAAGCAGGAGTCCTATTTACGGTTGTTGAATTGCCATCGCTTGGAGGTTTAACAGAGCAATCGTGGATTGTCCCGAATCGCAACGCCATATTCCTAAGCATTGCTGTCAACTTCGCTTGTGTGTCTAAATCTGATACTGTGACCATTGGATGCAACAAAGACGATGAGGAGCAGTTCCCTGATTGTCGGCGTGAATTCATTGATGCGATACAAAAGGCAGTCAACGAATCCGGCTACAGCGTTGAAATTTGCGCCCCATACTTGGAGAAACGAAAATGGGAGATTGCAGCAATCGCCCGTGAAATGGGCATTGATGGCTCAAGCATCTGGACCTGTTATAATAAAGGATTGAAACCCTGTGGAGTTTGCCCCGCTTGCAAAAAGCTTAAGGATTCCGGCTTGTGATCGTGATGCTAGACACATCGACAGACTTCGATCTGTGCGAAAGAGAATTGGGAGTCAAGGTTGAGCAGTTATTCACTCCGCTAACAGGCCTTAACCCAAAACGTCCCGAGGGCAAGTTCGGAATCGACAACGGAGCGTTTAGTAAGTTTAACGCTGAAGCTTTTGTCCGGACTCTAAAAAAGCATGAACCAAGAAAGAATCTCTGCCGATTTGTTGCCGCTCCAGATGTTGTTGGTTCTGCAATTAGAACTCTAGAGTGCTTTGAATATTGGAAACCTAAGATTGCTGGATGGCCGATTGCTTTAGTATGTCAAGATGGGCAGGAGGCGCTTTCGATTCCTTGGGATCAAATTGACGCAATTTTCATTGGCGGATCAACAGATTGGAAGATGTCTCGATTCGCAAGTGCCATAGTAAAAGCATCAAAAATAATGGGTAAATGGTGCCATATTGGCAGAATCAATACTCCCGGCCGATATGAATACTTCAATGAAATGGGAGCTGATTCCTGTGATGGTACTGGATTGGCAAAATATTCTCATATGCGAGAATCAATAAAGCGATCAATCGAAAACCCAAGATTGCTGTGAAACCCATGGAAATCCTGACCGACCTCCAGCGCTCCCTCCTGGACTACCGCCGGAGCCTCTACCGCCCGACCCCGCAGCAGACGGTGGTCGAATGGTCCGAGGCCAACCTCAGGCTGACCCAACGGCAGACCGAGCACCCAGGGCCGTTCTCCACCTCGGTCAGGCCATACACCCGGGAGCCCATGGAGGCCTGGAAAGATCCATCGGTCTCCGAGGTGACCCTGTGCTGGGGATCCCAGACCAGCAAAACGACCACCCTGATGGCCGGCCTGGCCTGGCTGATCGCCAACGAGCCGAGCCCGGCCCTGTGGCTGATGCCATCGGAGAATCTGGCCCGGTCGTTCTCGAAGTCCCGCTGGCTGCCCATGCTGGAGGACAGCCCGACCATGTTGGAATGCTTCCCGGCCGAGGCTGACAAGATCACCAACCTTGAGCAGAACTTCACCCGGTCGACTCTGACTTTTGTCGGATCCAACAGCCCGGCCAACCTAGCCAGCCGACCGGTTCGAGTGCTGATCGCCGACGAGGTGGACAAATTCGCCGAGGCCACAGCCAAGGAGGCCGACGCCCTAGATCTGGCTGAACAGCGCCTCAAGAGCTTTTCAAGTAGCAAGGCCTTCATGACCAGCACGCCCACGGTGGTCGAAGGCCGGATCTGGCAGAGATTCCTTCGAGGCGACCAGCGGCGCTACTACCTGCCCTGCCCACACTGCCGGGAGCTGATCAAGCTCGAATGGCGCCAGGTGACCTGGGACGACGCCAAGACCGAGGACGGCAAGCACGACCTGGCCAAGATCCGGGCCTCCGCGCACTACGTCTGCCAGCTCTGCCTCGGCAAGATCACCGACGCCCACAAAGTGGCAGCCCTCCGGCACGGCCAATGGCGCCCGGAGAATCCCAACGCAATGCCTGGCGTGCGTTCCTACCACCTGTCGAGCCTCTACAGCCCCGACCGCAAGTGCACCTGGGGACACCTGGCCGTGGCCTTCATCGAGGCCAAGGCATCCATGGCCGGCCTGCAGGGCTTCATCAACGGCAACCTGGCCGAGCCCTGGGAGCAGCAGGACGTGCAGCAGGAACGCCCCGAGGCCTCGGCCGCGGTCACGATCACCGGAGGCCGCCGCTACCTGACGGCAGACGTCCAGGCCGTGGCGCCGTTCATCTGGTGGGTCTGCCGGGAATGGAAGGACGGCAACTCCACCTTGGTGGCTGCCGGCCATGCCGATGACTTCGCCGCCCTTCGACGGGTGCAGGTGGCACTTGAGGTCCACGACATGGATGTGGGCATTGACTCAGGCTTCAACACCCAGACGGTCTACGATGCCTGCG